GTTGTGGGTGGTATCAGTACTCAAGAAAACCTGAATGTTGGAGCTGTTGCTAAGGTGTTATCCGCTACAGATGCCTCTTCTAAAACCACCGGTGCCCTAATTGTCACTGGTGGTGTGGGTATTTCTAAGAATATTCATGCTTTAAACGCTAATTTTGAAGATGTAGAAGCTGATAGTGTAGACATTACAGACACTACATTATCTTACAATCAAACAACTGGTGCTCTCAAGGTTGCTGGTGGTTTAGGTGTAGCCGGAAACGTTCATTGTGGTAACCTCACATTAACCGGTAATTTAGTCGTTACAGGAAATACAACAGTTATTAATGCAAACAATCTTGTAGTTCAAGATCCTATAATTGAACTTGGTAAGGGTAATACAACTGGTTTGGACACCGGTATACTTATGAATAATCCCTTAACAAGTGGGAATAAAGGTAATGTCGCTGTGATTTATGATTTCTCTACATCCAACCTTGAAATTGGTCATACTCTCAGTAGTGCTAATAATTCTCCAGTTATTATGAATACATCAAACGCAATCGCAGTTAATATAAATGGTACTCTAGGAGTTACGAGTACAACTGCATCTTCATCTAAAACCACCGGTGCGGTGACCATAGGTGGTGGTTTGGGTGTTGTGGGTGATATTCACGCCACACACGCCAACCTTGAGGATGTCGAAGCTGATAGTGTCACTATCACTGATAACACTACATCCACTTCAGTAACCACTGGCGCCCTAAAGGTTGTGGGTGGTATCAGTACCCAAGAAAACTTGAACGTTGAGGGAACAGTCACTAGCGGGGGAAGAATCGGGACACTCTCAACCACAGATGCCACTTCTCGAGGCACTGGCGCCCTAATTGTAGCTGGTGGTGTAGGTATTTCGAAGAATATTCATGCTTTACACGCCAATTTTGAAGATGTTGAGGCTGATAGTGTCACTATAACTGACAATACTACGTCATCCTCAGCGACTACAGGTGCTCTAAAGGTTGTGGGTGGTATCAGTACACAAGGAAACCTAAATGTTGGGGCTGTCGCTAAGGTAATCTCAGCCACAGATGCCTCGTCTAAAACAACTGGTGCCCTAATTGTCACAGGTGGTGTGGGTATTTCTAAGAATATTCATGCTTTACACGCTAACTTTGAGGATGTTGAGGCCGATAGTGTTAACATTACCGACACTACGACTTCGACCAATGCAACTACTGGTGCCCTAAAGGTTGCTGGTGGTATCAGTACTCAAAAAAATCTAAATGTTGGTTCAAATGCACACATATCATCAAATCTTGAAGTTGGTACTGCAAATCTATTTGTAAATACATTGACTTCGAACGTGGGAATTGGAACTAAGACTCCGAGTGAACTTTTAGATATAGCAGCAGTAAGTGGTGACCATGATGCGTTCATACGTCTTAGATCCGGATCTGGTGGTTCTCCCGTAACCGAATCTGGTATTAAATTAACCGAATCGTCACGGTTTGGTTGGAGAATAGCTCAAAATGCCAACACGAATTCTTTAAAAATTGCACACCAAGATCAAAATGATGCCATAAATGGGGATAATTATATGGTTTTTAAATCGGGTGGAAATATTGGTATTGCAGAGGCAGATCCAACTTCAAAGCTTCAAGTTGCTGGTGATGTCAATATCACAGATACAACAGATGCCTCATCTAAAACCACTGGTGCTCTAATCGTCGCCGGTGGTGTAGGTATTGCTAAAAATATTCACGCTTTACATGCCAACTTCGAGGATGTTGAGGCTGACAGTGTTACCATAACTGATACTACTACTTCAACTTCAGCAACAACAGGTGCCCTAAAGGTTGTTGGTGGTATAAGTACTCAAGAAAACCTAAATGTTGGAGCTGTTGCTAAGGTGATATCCGGGACTGATGCTACTTCAAAAACTACAGGTGCCCTAATTGTCACTGGTGGTCTAGGCGTTGCTAAAAATATTCATGGTAAAAATGTCTTCGTGGAAGACGTCGTCTCCAATAGTGTAGTCATTCTAGATACCACAACTTCAGACTCGGCAACTACTGGTGCCCTAAAGGTTGTTGGTGGTATAAGTACTCAAGAAAACTTGAATGTTGGGGCTGTCGCTAAGGTAATCTCAGCCACGGATGCTACTTCTAAAACCACTGGTGCTCTAATTGTCACTGGTGGTCTAGGTGTTGCTAAAAATATTCACGGTAAAAATGTCTTCGTTGAGGACGTCGTCTCCAATAGTGTAGTCATTCTAGATACAACAGATGCCTCGTCTAAAACCACTGGTGCTCTCAAGGTTTCTGGTGGTTTGGGTGTAGCTGGAAATGTACACAGTAGTAATATTTTTGCGGGTTATGATCTAGATTTAACATCCTATATGGGAAGAGCCGCGGTAGGTTTTACAGGTGAAACTAATCATGCTTCTTTTGCACATGTTGACAATAACACCTCAGGAAATTATGCACTTAAACAAACTGAGGGTGGTACTACACACGTTAATGCGAAGGCGGGTCAGCATATTCGTTTAAATATAAATAACAGTGAAAAGGCTAGACTTACAGGTGCTGGTGATCTCAAGATTGGATCTAATGTTTTATACGTAGACGTTTCAGAAACAAGTATTGGTGTTAATACTGCATCACCGGAAGCTAAGCTTCATGTGGTGGGTAATGCATACGTAAGTTCTACAACCGATGCCACTACAACAACAACAGGTGCACTCATTGTTGCGGGTGGTATGGGTATTGCGAAAAAGATTGTTGGTCAACATGCCAGCTTCGAAGATGTCACGGCGACCAGTGTTACTGCCTCTGCTATGGTGAAGGGTGCTACCATTTCAGGGACTAATGTATATGGTACTCTAGCTGGGGCTAATACAGCAGCTGTGACTACCCTAACAGCCTCTGCTATGGTGAAGGGTGCTACCATCTCGGGTACCAATGTATATGGTACTCTAGCTGGGTCTAATGCAGCGGCTATGACTACCCTAAACGCCTCTGGTGTGGTGACATTAGCAGACGATACTACTTCAACTTCGGCTACAACAGGTGCTCTCAAGGTTGCTGGTGGTATCAGTACCCAAGAAAACTTACACATTGGGGGTGTTGCCAAGGTGCATGATACTACCACATCGTCTTCTAAAACCACTGGTTCCTTAATTGTAGCAGGTGGTGCAGGGGTGTCAGGTCCCTTATTCGGTGCCGCAGCCACCCTAGATGGTGTGGTGACCCTAACAGATGCAACGGAGGCGACTTCATCAACTACAGGTGCTCTCAAGGCAGCTGGTGGTGTCGGTATTGCGAAGGATGTGTACGTCGGGGAACGCGCCTACGTCACTGGGGGTCTCATCACCAATACTGGGGGTCTGGCACGAAAGACATACAGTCTATCGAATAGTATGCCTGCGAGTGTATCTCCCACAACAAATATCCACTTTACTTCCAATATATTCCACGCAAAAATTACAGCTACCCTTGTTGATAGAAATGAGCATGTGAGTACAATATTACTCGATGTAAATGGTGGTTCCCAAGCGGGGAGTATCAACTCTGGTAGTAATGTAATTTCAGTGGGTAGTCAAAATATTTTTGGTACAACTGACAATGCTACACCATGGGCGTCAAATGTAACCACTACAGCTAATACTGTTGCGCTATACACTTCAGGAGCTATGACGGTTTCTGGTAATGTCCATGTTTTTGTTGAATATATGTCCCCAACTTCAGGAGGTGGAGTACATGCAATTGCCCATAATGGTGACGCACTAGCTACATTCGGCTACTAATCATTTTCTAACATTTTTCAAACATCATTTTTTTAGGAGCGATCCAGACTGCTAAAAAAATTGTAGAGTTATAACAGATGACCAATAATACAACATTTCCAGGAATTCTTACATGTCCCACGTCCAGCGTGAGCAACGCTATGACAATGGGTACGACAAAGACATACGTCGTTACAATGACTAATGCCAGTGGTGCTAATAAATACTATATCGATGGGTATCTCCAAGCATCATTGGTACTACACCAAGGCCAAACCTATATATTCGATCTATCCAGTTCGACTCTTTCAGGTCACCCATTTGAATTCTCTACCACAAATAATGGTTCACATGGTGGTGGTTCTGCATACTCAACAGGTATAACAACTACTGGTACTTACGCGGATGACCAGACACGAAAATTTGTTGTCTCTACAAGCACTCCTACAACACTTTACTATTACTGTACGGCACACTCCGGTATGGGTGGTAGTGTGACCATCTCACCAAAGGCTGAACTCATCGTATCGGGGGGAGCTGAATTCATAGGAACAGGTACTATAAAACTTCCGAGTGGGACTACATCGGAGAGACCTACCACTGGGATGACTGGGATGATCCGTTATAACACTACAACTGGGTTTATAGAAACGTACACTGCGGAGGGGTGGGGGAGTATCGCCCCACCACCTGTGATCACAGGTATTTCTCCTACGAGTGTTGCCGGTGCAGATACGGCGACGCAGGTATTCACCGTCACAGGAACAGGTTTTGACACGGGTATAACTATAAAACTCGTAGGTGCTGATGGCACCGAATATAGTGTTTTCAATACGACACGTGTGAGTGGGCAGAGTGCCACATTCAAAATGGGGGCGAGTGGGGCGAGTGGTGGCTATGATGTAGCGCAAAGACCTTTTAACGTTAAAGTCATAGGTGGTGACACTGCCTCAGCGGTGACTTCGACTAGTACAGATTCGATTGCTCTGACAGTACCCACAATCACAGGTGTCTCACCAACTAGTTTTGCATCCAGTGCCGTTGGTTCACAGACCATTACCGTTACTGGTACAAATTTCGCTTCTTCAATGGCAAGTGGAAATAATATACAAGTACTTGGTGCGGATGGAAGCACACTTTACAATGTGGACTCTGCAGCGGTTGCGAGCGCGACAAGTATTACTTTCAAACTTGCGGCATCGGGTGCGTCACTCACTACTGGACAACTTGACAATAGACCCTATAAAGTTAGAGTCACAGATGCTGTTGGTATCACAGCGACCAGTACCGCAACAATTGGTTTTAATGGTATCGCATGGAGTTCACCAGCGTCTGGGGCCACTCTAAGTTACGATAATGGAGTCTCCTCCTCCCAGAATCTTGTCGCTACAGATGATCTAGGTGGGACTGATGTAACATTCAGTATCACAAGTGGAAGTGTGGCTGGTCTCAGTTTAGGTTCTGCAACAGCTTCTCCAGCGACTTTTAGTGGGAGCGCGACGACAGACGGAACCACAAACGTAACATTTAGGGTTACGGATAATGAGTCCGGAACGACCGCAGATAGAACATTCAGTGTCGCGGTGGTTTCAGCACTTTACTCCTTTACGTCACACACGTTCACGAACGCTGGGAAGACGGGACGATCTGGTCCATCACTCAGTGAGTTAAGGACCGCGTATTCACCTTCATGGACGGATAATAGTAGTTATTTAAACGTGTCGACCCAAGGAATCCAAGAATGGACTGTTCCCGAAACGAAGTCGTATACAATCAAGGCGGCAGGTGCAGCGGGCGCTGCGGCGCACCCCGCCTACCTCAATACAGCTGCTTTTAGAGGTATTGAAATGCAGAGAACACTTACACTAACCAAGGGGGATACGGTAAATATTCTTGTTGGTCAAATGGGCGTTTACGTAAATTCCGGTGGTGGTGGTGGTGGGTCGTTTGTATATTATTCGCCGCAAAATACGTACCCAATCCTCGCCGCGGGTGGTGGCGGCGGTATAAATGACTGGGGAAACACAGCCCTCGGCCCGTCCCCCACTACGTACAACCCGGGGTCGTGGACAGATGGTCAATCGGGTACCAGTGGCGGTGGCGGTAACGGAGGTAATAACTACGGGACGAACGGTGCTGGAGGAGCCGGGCAACACTATGGCGGTGGTGGTGCGGGGTGGAACAGCGATGGTGGTGATGCGCCTTACGGACCGGGTGGAGGTGGACATGCACCAAAGAATCAGGGGGAGGGGGGGAACGCCGGCGGCGGCGGAGGCACCGCGCACGGTGGATTTGGTGGCGGTGGTTCAACCCATGGTAATACAGGTGGGGCCGGCGGCGGTGGTGGTTATTCTGGTGGTGGAGGTATCACCGATGGGCACACCTCGGCTGGTGGAGGTGGTTCTTATGGCGGCTCGGCAACCGGTGTGTATAATGCAGCAGGTGGATCACCAGTTAATGGGGGTCATGGATATGTTATCATTACAAAAAATTAATCTATATATAATCTAATGGACAAAGGTGATAAACTACCGATCCAGATAACCACCTCAGAAGATCTTATTATACAAGAAGCCGTAAAGAAAGGTGAATATGTAAAACCCCCAGACAATAAAGCGGAGGCGATGACAAAACTCCGTTCTGAACGTGACGCATTGATCCCTTCTACAGATAAATACGTAATGAGGGATTACCCTATAGATGATGAAACCTTTAAAAAATGGAAAAATTATCGCCAATACCTCCGTGACCTCCCGGTTATGTCTTCACCAGATCTAGACGCCGACGGAAACCTCACTGGTGTTGAGTGGCCGGTCGTTCCAAGTTCGTAAACCCTCGTTCCAAGTTCATAAACCCTCTTTCCCAACAAACTTTACAAACTGAACAGAGTTTCTAAATTTTGTCTCCCAATCAACGTTCCCAGAGCTCGGTGTCCAAGTGCTTCCAACACTTAAAAATAAACTCTCACTATATTATAAAATGTCTGGTGGTATTGCCCAACTCGTAGCCGTCGGCGCTCAGGATGTGCACCTCGTCGGTCAGCCCGAGGTGTCTTTCTTCAGGTCCACCTACAAACGTCATACAAATTTTTCCCAAACTGTCGAGCGTCAGGTCATTCAAGGCAACGTCTCCAACAACGGTATGTCCACCGTTCGCTTCGAGCGCAAGGGTGACATGCTCGGGTATGTCTACCTCGTTCCAAATAATGGTACCGCTACCCAAGCTTACAGTCAAGCCCAGTGGTTGACCAAAATTTCCAAGGTTGAACTCCTTGTGGGGGGTCAGGTGATTGATGAGCAGGATTCTACTTACTCCACCCTCATTGCTCCCCGACTTTCTGCGACTACCGCTTCCAAGTCTATTGCCGCTGACCTCGCCAATGGTGGTACCTCGTACAGGTGGTACCCCCTCAGGTTTGCTTTCTGTGAGAACTGGCAGACTGCTCTCCCACTCATTTCTCTTCAGTACCACGATGTCGAGCTCCGAATCACTTGGGGCGCCGCGGCGGCCACTGACAAGTGGGATGTCTACGCCAATTACGCGTATCTCGATACCCAGGAGCGTGAGGTATTCGCTTCCCAACCCCAAAATATGCTCATCACCCAAACCCAGAAGGCGGTCTCCTCCGGATCCAAGATCCAGGAGCTGAATTTCAACCACCCAGTCAAGTATTTGGCTTCTGGTAAGGCTTCCGCTATGGCGATCCTTAACGATAATAATAAGCTCAAGCTCCAAATTAACGGTACAGATGTTGCTGATTACAAATTTGCCGATCCCAACTTCTCCACCGTAACTTCGTATTACCACACCACTAACTCGTCTTTAGGAACAGCCAAGACTCTGTTTTTCTACCCATTCTGCCTCGATTCTGGTAAGCTTCAGCCTACCGGCAGCCTAAACTTCAGTCGACTTGACTCGGCTCGTCTCATCAACGATAACCAAGATGTTGGTGATGATATTTATGCTGTAAATTACAATGTCCTCCGTATTGAAAATGGTATGGGTGGTCTATTATATTCTAACTAATTAATAAAGATGTTGTGGAAGGTTGTCTTCCTACTTGCCATCGTTTTTGTATTGACGTACGATCCTAACTCCAGGACACTCGAAAAGTTTGTTGGTCAACCCACACAACCAACAAGCAAATCATGTGAAAATGCGCATTACGAAGCCGTTCAATTTGCCCAGAGCCCGTATGAATGCCCCACTGCTGGTAAGACTAAGATGGGTGCCGTGATGTAGAAAGCTTAAAAAGAAAATGACATTTTCTTTTATAAATGGTTCCAGTCAATAAAGACACCTTACTCATCGTTGCAGCGATTATTTTTGCAATTGGTATGATTTACATGTTTAAAGAGTTAAACAAGGCTAAACAGGATATTGACAATTTTAAAGGTTTCTCAGCCCAGGTCGTTCGACACTTAGCTCCACCCCCAGAGCCAGTTTCTGCCCCAGTTCCTGTACCTGAAAAGAAGCTTGAAGATATAGATGAGGTGGATGAAAAATCCGAAGAATAATCATATTCACTTATTATAACTTGCGAATGCGCAATGAAGAAGTACAAAGCGATTGCAGTACCGGTTACTTTTACCGATGGGAAACCGAGATTTCTCACAGTAAGAGACTGGAGATTTAAAGATTGGATTTTCGTAACGGGTGGGTGTAGAAGACGGGAAATTTACAACCCCTTGAGGTGTGCCCTACGAGAATTAGAAGAAGAGACACGTGGTGTTGTGTCACTAAAAAATGGTGAATATACAGAATTCAAATTTATACATAAAGAAAGCCCAACAGTTGACCTAGAATATAACGTATTCATATTCTTTGTCAATTACAATCGATCAGAACAACAAACACAAATTCGTAAGTTTTACGAAGAAAAACACAAAACACAAATCAAAAAGATGAACAATCAACCTATTCGTAAAACCCATGATGAGAATGATTTCATGAGCTATGATACACTAGAAGAATTCAACGGACGTAAGCGATGGAAGCTAATCATAGATAATGTCATTAAGAATCCTCAATTTTACGCGTGTATAAGTTCTCACAATAGAAAAACCTTCTCTATTAAATAATGAAGTCCAAGGCTTTTATTTTAAGACAGATTGGTGAACTACTTGAGAAGAATCGAGGATTGTGTGAAGAGGAGATTCAGCAGTGGTACAAAGATAATGAAAGTAAAACGGTTTATGAATTACTTACTTTTAAAAAGCAAATTTCTCAAAGTAAAGAATATCAGGACGTCTCATGTATGAAATGGTTTAGAGATGAAGAACAATAATAAGGTATGTTTAAGAATTGGTACACTTCCCAAAAATTCAATAATGCTACCAATCTATCACATGTGCTCATGGACGGGGGTAAACTCTCAGTGCCATTTGATAGATTGAATGAATTTTACGATAAGTATATAGAGTCTGTAAAATCTGGTGAGAGAATTTACGTCGTCGAGCAAAAGAGTGAGACCTATAACTTTTTCGTTGACATCGACTATAAAGATGTCGATCCCCTAGGTATTGACGATATCCATGATATATCTAAAAATATCTGTGAAACTGTTAAATTTCATGGTGGTAAAGAATGTCTCGTTTCTGTATCACCACCAAAGGTGTCTGGAGATCTAATGAAAACGGGTGTACATCTCAATTGGCCTAATTTCGTGGTTGATCAAATTTCAGCCGTCGCACTTCGTGAACATATTCTAGTGTCTCTTTCTAAATTTAAAGGTGATATGGATTGGAATGATATTATTGATTCATCTGTGTATGGTGACACACGTAGGAAAACTAAAGGGAGTGGGTTTAGGATGCCATGGTCATACAAACGAGCAAAACATGAAGCCTGTGGGGGTCGGGGATGTAAGAATTGTGAACATGGTAGGGTTGATCAGTTGGCTTATCTTCCAGTTTTTATTTACAAGGTTGGTTCTCTCGTGAGAATAAGTCAAGAACCGTCAGTTGAAATTCTTAAAATGTCAGCCGTTAGAACTGACGCACCTAGTACAGTTTCAGTGGAATCACCTTCAGTGTCTATACGAGTCAAGGAGGATTCTTTTCTAGAAGATCAAACTAATAATGAAATTTATGATGAGGAATTGAAAAACCGAATCGAAACGTTTATTCGA